CCTTTATTTTTTTCGTCTGTTACCATTTTCCCCAACCGCCACCTTAACCTTAAGCAATGTACAAAATTTTGAATGTTCGATAATGTTATCGCGATTTTATAACCATTGTTCACAATTTGTTTACAATTAAACTATTGACTTAATCTTAAAACAATGCTATAATGTATTTAGAAACAAAGAGATAACAACAACAAATAAGGAGGGAAACGAAATGACATTCAACGAAATGTATAGCATCAATTATGCTTGGGAAGCAAGCACGCAACTAACAATGATTAACAGCACTACAGAAAAGATGTTAGCAAGTGAAGCGAGAAGGATTTACGGAGATTACGTAGTTGACTACATTAACGGAGACCGAGTTTGTATAAGCAACCCAAAGGAGGACGATTAAAATGGAAGAAAGCGAACTGATGAATCAAATGTGGGAAGAATTTGACGAACTAACAGGATGGCGTGATATTGATTCAAGGCCAATGTTTAAGGCCTCACATGATAACTTAACCACGCTTAAAACTTTGCTAGAAGTACGTGAAGCATTAAAGGAGGTAGAATAAGCTATGACGTTATTAAAACTTTACTCATTAAACGCAAGCTGGTCATTAGACACACTTGTCACAATCTACGATACAAATTCAACAAACACACCAGCATTCATGACCGCACGCAAAGCTTTAAATAAATACAGCACACGAGAAATAGCATTCTTTAGAGGCAATCGAATATATCTCTGTACTGTAGTCCACAAGGAGGTCAAACAATGATATTAATTCAAGCAAGCAAAGAGACAACATACAAAATAGATGACGAACTCATGCTCGTAGTATTCCAGCAATACCTAAAAAGCATAAGGTTTAACGAGCCTAGAATGTACCGAATGGAGGGCCGTGAACGCACATACCTGTTTCATATCGAACCAAAACTTGACAGATGGGAAACGTCCTACGGTATTATCTCAAAAGACATCCACAATTGCAACGACTTACAAGTACTAATCACCCTAGCTGAGTTTCTCAACAGTCCGCAATCTTAAGAATTTGTTCATACATTGTTTACATTTACATGTTATGATATTAATAGATGGAAATACAACACCATCAAGTTAGGAGGTGAAGCAGTGTTAAGAGAAATGTATGAGCAATTTGTATTCGGTGAAGCTAGTGAAGTTGAGCGGCTAACACAAAGAAAATCGTCATTCGTGAAGTTCGCATTTAAGTCTACTAGCTGCATTATGATAGCGGAGTTTTCAGAATTACCACCCATATCCATTCAATTGATTGATACTAAGCTAATGTTAGGAGAAACAGAACTGCTATCCCTCACATTTATACCCCGTTGCAAACCGGAACTAACTAATAATTCAAAGTAGCCTTCACTACACTCAAATTTACAAAATCCGGTTTACATACAGTAACCATCAACCCAATCATGAATAAAACGAAAAGGAGAACAACACATGAAAGAGAAGTTAATCACAAGAACAATCGTAACAACAAAGGTAACCGTATTAGGGGTCAATGCAACAATTGGAGAAACAGAAAATAGGACGTATTTTGTACCGGGAGCAATCACCGACCAGGCTAAAGCCCTTAAGTTGGCAATTAAGCAGAACACAGAACCCGAATTTGTTCCAGCCCTGGTTGTAGACTTAGCCCAGGATGAGCAAGTATACGGTCTTGAGATTTCCAAATTTATGGAACACGCTCACGAAGTAGTGCGTCCAGTATCGCAGCAGAAGATAGCAAAATAACCCACACCAACAAAACAATAAAAGGAGATTAAATCATGACAATCACAAATATGAGTAGCGATAACTTCACCAAGGCAGAACTTTACAGGATGACAAAAAGCCCGTCAATCGTTTCAGTTAAGGCCATTCCTGACGGAACGACAATGACACCAATAGGGTGGTTGACATTTGACGATGAGAACAACAAAGGAGAAGTTTCCCACATGCTTTCCATCATCGGAGTAGGCGAGGACGACCAGGAGGTAGTATGGTCTTGTCAGTCACAGACGTTCAAGGACAATTTCATGGACTTGTGGGAATTGTTCAAGGGTGACACATTCAAGATTAAGAAGTTATCAGGCGAAACGAAAGCAGGACGTGAGTACGTTAACTGTGACCTTGCATAATAGTACGGAATAACCAGGGGAGGGAAACCTCCCCAATATTTTATCATTTTATTTAGTTAAGGAGGGAAAATAAATGATTGATACATCTTCATTTGTATTTGGTTTAATCGTAGGATTTATTGTATTTGCTCTGGTAAAGTATATTAATGATTAAGGAGGTTACTCATGGCAAGGAAACCTAAAACATCTGATGTGAGCAAGAAGCAGTTATCCGATGTACAACAGGCATATCGCAAGGAACGCCGTAGGATTCAGCGTCAGATACGCCGAATGGAGAACCGAGCTTATGACGTTCCATCGCTACTCCCAGATATGCCTAAACGCATAACGCAAGCTAGTATAAACAGATTAAAGAAGATAAGCACAGAATATCTATACAAACATTCACGCTACATTGACATCGATACAGGGGAAATCCTAACAGGTGAGCAAGGGAGAAAGAAGGAACGAAAGGAAGCGGCGCTGAGAGCAGCCGCGACACGAAGAGAGCTAAAGAAAGAACTAGTTACACCCCCAACGCCAATAGCCCCTCCAGAACCAGATTATGTAATGTTTGACAAGCAAATACTTACAGTCTTTACTATGGAGATGACCGAAATATTTGGGCGTAACGAGAAGCTGTTTAATTACATAACCAGGTGGTATAACATGTCTCTAGAAAAATACGGAGCCGAGGAAATGGCTGAGGCATTAGAGAAAGCGAAATCGGAAGGGTTGTTTCCCGGTTGGGAGGCTGTATCAGATAGTGAGATATTAGTAGGTAAGTTAGAGGCAATTACCAATCTTATGGCTATAAATTCAGAATCACGTGAGGAACTCTTTGAGGAATTAGAGCAACTAGAGGATTGGACGGAAGGGGATTAACAGGATGTGCGGACACGAAACTATGAGTATTACGTGGCAGATTTTGAAACAACCGTATATAAAGGACAGCAATTTACAGAAGTATGGGCCGCGGCGGTTGTAAAACTAGGAACAGAAGATGTTGAGGTTCTTCATTCTTTACCAGATTTCTTATCATACATTTTTTCTCAAAGAACGAATATCGTTTGCTATTTTCACAACCTAAAGTTTGATGGAAACTTTATTTTAGATTATATACTTAGAAACGGCTACACCTGGAATCGAGAAGTTGAAGGTAAAATGCTAAACAGACAGTTCAAGTGTGCAATCAGCGACCGTGGCGCATGGTATTCCATCACAATAAAAATGCACAACATGATAATAGAGTTTAGGGATTCACTGAAGTTGTTACCGTTTTCGGTAAAGCGAATTGGGAAAGGATTCCAGACGAAGCACAAGAAACTGGATATGGAATATGAAGGTTTTCGATATGCTGGATGTGTGATAACAGATGAAGAAAAAGAATACATACGCAATGACGTATTAGTAGTCAAGGAAGCCCTTGAGATAATGTTTGAGAGAGGCCATCAAAAGCTAACCATAGGTTCATGTTGCTTAGAGGAGTTTAAGACCACCTATGACAAAATAGACTATAAAAATTTCTTCCCTGATTTAACGGAGGTGGAAATAGATGAGGAAATATACGGCGAATGTAATGCAGACAGATACATCAGGCACAGCTACAGGGGTGGATATTGTTATCTGGTCAAAGGCAAAGAGAATAGAAAGTACTTGCACGGCTGGACGGCAGACATTAACAGTTCATATCCATCAAACATGTCATCTGAATCAGGGAACCGATACCCTGTAGGAATGCCTAAATTTTGGCAAGGCGATATTCCAAACCTTCCAGAACAAAGTTATTATTTTGTTAGAATCAAATGTCGTTTTAAGATAAAAGATGGGATGCTTCCTACAGTGCAGATAAAAGGAAGTTTTCTGTATTGCGGAACTGACTATCTAACAACATCTGATATTTATGATTACGAAACCGGAACATACAAACGTTATTATATGCGCCAGGGAAAAATGCATGACACGCACATAACAATGACAATGACGTGTGTAGATTACGAGTTATTTTTAAGGCATTATGATGTATATGATTTAGAAATATTAGACGGATGTTGGTTTAGAACGGAGATAGGTCTATTTGACGAATACATGTATAAATACAAAGCAATCAAAGAATCATCAAAAGGTGCTGAGCGCGAGTTGGCAAAACTATATTTAAACAACCTATACGGAAAGTTTTCAGCAAACGATTCTTCCAGCTATAAAAGACCCTTTATAAGCAACAAAAACGTGTTAGGTTTTGAGATTATAGATGAACACGAAAAGAAACCAGGATACATAGCGATAGGTTCGGCAATCACATCATATGCAAGGAGGTTTGTAATCAATGCAGCACAGGCTAATTATCAAGGACCAGATAGGGACGGTTTCATATACTGCGATACGGATTCCATTCATTGCAGTGGGCACCCTAAAGACGCAAAAGGAATTAAGATTCATCCTACAAATTTCTGTGCCTGGAAACTCGAGAGTTATTGGGACAAAGCAATTTTCGTTCGGCAGAAAACGTATATTGAGCATGTCACTCACAACGACGGGGAGCCTGTAGAACCATATTACTCGATTAGGTGTGCTGGTATGGGCGAGAAGGCAAAACAGGAGTTTTTGCAGGAACACGATATAACAGAGTTTAAAGAAGGTCTTAAGCTTAAGGACATGTTAAAACCAGTGAGAATGCCAGGAGGAATTGTGTTAGTAAATAAGGGGTATCATATGACACCCAAGAAATTAAATAAGTTTAAGGAAGGATGAAAAAAGATTAAATAACAGTATTTGCGCAAGTATTGTTAAAGGGAGGATAATAATTATCCTCCCTTCTATATCTTAACAGATGGTCTATAGAGTGGGTGTCCAAAACCCTCTACCCCAGCGGCACGTATTACCGTGTGGATTCCGCCAGCGGCAAACTATAGATAACACCTGTAGATACCATATTAATAAGATAAAAGTTTGATTATCATCTGTTTACAATCAAGGTTCTTAAACCTAAAGCACCCCTGGTTAAACAGCATACGGAAATGATTGATTAGCAAAGCGTTCTTGGCTATCATCACATAGTTTATATTGTGGTCATCGGTAGTCAATGATAATTTATTAGGAAAGCTACTGTCATAATTATCAGTAACATACATTATTCCCAATGAGTCATACTCGTATATAGCATAGTGCTTTTTAAGGTACTTGACCGTGTAGCAGTATCTTCCACGCCCTTCTGGTTTATCAATGAATGAGAAGTTGTCGTTAAGGTACACATTCTGACTTGCATACATCACATAATCACTGGACGCAAAAGCCCTGTTAAATCCAGAATCAAGTTGGGCTTCGCTAGCAGACTGGATGAATCCCTGTTCTAACACAAAGCCATCACCTCTCAGGAAATTAGTTTCTTTCTTAAGCCTGTCACTGATTCCCAGGCTAGCATAGTAAGGATTGAGCAAGCTTACCGTGTTTCCGCACATATATACAGGAACATAACGAATCTGTTTTCCGTTACCACGCGCGATACTGGTATGGACGGATAAAAGCTTACGTATCTCATCTGTGCAGTATTTATTTGTTTCGCTTTGGAACTCATCCATCATCATGCGTTCCACATCGTTAAATAGGTGGCTGTATTTCTTAATTGCGTCAGCATTGTTAAGTGCAATCGCATAGCCACATGGCACGTCATTCAGAAACATTTCGTGGAAGATTCCTTTAGCCATAGGTCGGCTAGACATTTTATCATCCGGGAAGAATAATCCGTGGATATCTTTAAAGAACTTCTCAGCACAATCTGATAACTCATAATTGAATCTATAGATAAGGCAGAACTTACCCTTACCCTGTTTGAATTTCTTAACAAGATAACGGCTGAACCATGTGGTCTTGCCGCCGGTCCGGTTGGTAGTAACCATAAATAGTTCTGGTTCACGGCCGTTAAGGTCTTTCATGGACAGCAACTTTGTCCCGTCATAGTAAGCCATGCCTAACTCCTTTCAAACTATAGATTCTCTTATTATTGTAGCACATTTTCATTGACAAGTCAAGAGAAATTTGATATAATAAAAGGTAGGAAGGAGGGATTACATGCAGTTATTGTACAGTGCTGTAATAACAGAAAGCAACAAAACCTTAACTGTACCGTTTGGCGTTAAGCGTTGCAAGATGAGGAGCAGTGCTCAGACACCAATCATCACGGGCATAGGGCCAATTGGAACTACAGCTATTAACGCTTGTACGAGTTTTGAATTTCCAATCATCAATGGAACAAGTCCTAATACTTTTACTACAACCTTTGGTGGAACGGAAGCAATTACCATCTACGTGCTGGTTGAAGAATTAGGCGGAACACCTGACCCGGATTATTTCACAAGGGGGGTGACAACCAGTGAATGACATTGTAAGCGTGATTAGCACAGTTGGTTTCCCAATTGCGCTTACCCTAATTTTGCTGTGGTACATCTATGACAGCAACAATAAGCACAAGGAAGAAATCGACAAAATGTCAGAAGCGTTGAACAATAACACGTTGGCTTTAACAAAACTGCTTGACAGAATGGAGGGGGATAAACATGTTTAAAGGGATTGATGTTTCACGACATCAGGGAATCATTGATTGGGAAGATGTAATGACTTCTGACCATTCTGATTTTGCAATCATCCGCGCTGGATTCGGGAACAACAATATAGACGCACAGGCAGAACGAAACATTGAATGGTGCGAAAAGCTTGGAATACCATATGGGCTATATTGGTTCAGCTACGCCTTATGCCCGGAAATGGCCCGCAAGGAAGCGGCCCATATGATTAAGTTCATAGGCTCGCGCAGACCTTTGTATCCAATCGTTTACGATTTTGAGTATGACAGCGTCACACATTGTAATAGAAATGGAGTTAACGTGACCAGGGATTTTGTGCTTAAATGCACAGACGCATTCTGCTCGCATTTAGAGGAAGCTGGTTTCTATGCCATGTTTTATTGCAACAACGATTATTATCAGCGTTTCTATCAGGGTTCAGAGGTGAGCCAAAAGTATGATATGTGGTACGCTAGATACGCTGATACACCGAAACGCCCAGTAACCCTTTGGCAGAAATCTGAAACCGGAAAGATTCCAGGAATATCCGGCAGATGTGACCTGGACCAGACAGAACGGGATTATCCGTCAATCATATGGCGTAATAACCTTAACAATTGGAAGGACGTATTACATGGCTAGCATCCAGCTTGCTTATAATTGGGCCATAGAGGTATGTAATAAGCCAAATGTTGGGTATTCCCAGCAATATAGGAACCAGCGTACTGTTAACGGCATAACCTACTATGATTGTTCGTCATTCATATGGTACGCGCTGTTAGCAGGTGGGTGGGATTTAGAAGCCAAATACGGAACATGGCCCTTTACCACATCCACCATGGGGAATATATTATTGCAGGAGGGATTTACCCGGCACGACCCATCAATCCCCTGGTTGATGGGGGACATATTATTGCGGTCGACCCACACAGAAATGGCGTTTGATGCGACGCGCACAATGGGCGCGCATACAAGTTCAGTTCCGTTGGACCAACAGGTATCAATCAACGCCAACGATTCGCGGGGAAACTGGTTACACCTGTATCGATATGGACAGGGGGCAGTGAGCGAGTGGATTAAAGGCAACCGATATCTTGCCATAGGCGAGATGCAGAACAACGCCACCATCCAGTTTTCGTATTTCCTTTCAAAGGGATGGACAGCTAACGCCGTGGCAGGAATGCTGGGCAACCAGCAAGTGGAATCAACCCTTAACCCCGGTATATGGCAGGACCTTAAACCAGGAGTAGGTGGTTTTGGTTTAGTACAATGGACTCCTTCAACCAACTACACCGATTGGGCCGACCAGCATGGTTATGCCCACGATGATGGTAACGGTCAGATGGAATGGATAGACACAGAAACCGTGCCATTCGGTCAATGGATACCTACATCACAATACCCGGAGACATTCGCAGAGTTCAAGGTAAGCACACAGACACCGGAATATCTTGCAGATTGTTTCCTAAAGAATTTTGAGCGTCCGTCGGAAATCGACCAACCGATACGGCAGGAATACGCTAGGTATTGGTGTGACTGGTATGAAGGGCACTACGTTCCGCCGCCTAATCCTAAACCGGAACCGGATTGGCGGCACCGTATGCCGTTGTACATGTATTTAAGAAAATTTTAAAGGAGGTAAACATGGCTGTTTTAGACAGGGACAAATTTTTTGAACGCATCAAGGAACGTCTTGGAGAAGATGATTCCGAAGAAGCCTTATCCTATCTCGAGGATATGACCGATACCTGGGATGACCTTGAATCAAGGGCGCGTAGAGAAGGTCAGGAAGATTGGGAAGAGAAGTACAACAACCTGGACACTGAGTGGCGTAAACGCTACAGGGATAGGTTCTTCAACACCAGAGAGGTTGCGAAAGAGGACCAGGAAGAAGACGTTAAGGAAGATGGGGAACGCCGAAGTTTTGAATCATTATTTGAAGAAAGAGAGGGTGAATAATTATGCCAATTAAACCAGAGAAAGTCACAATGAACACCGTTACTGCAAATGCGGCACAGCTGTACAGGGCAGAAGCGACTAACACAAACCTCGAGGGAGTAAGCAACATGAGGTTGGCGACAGCGCAGATTCTTAATACAATCAGGGACAACGCATCCGCTAACTATAGGGACTACATCCCGGAAGCAGACCCAATCAGTCAGGCAAGCGTAAGGCAGATTGGCGGTATCATAATGAACTACCCGGCCTTACAGAATGAGTTCCTTAACGCGCTCATGAACCGTATCGGACGTGTTCTGATAACCTCCAAGATGTTCTACAATCCTTGGTCTGGACTCAAGAAAGGATTGCTGGAATTTGGCGAGACAGTGGAAGAGATTTTCGTTAACATTGCGAAGCCATTCCAGTTTGACCCAGCAGTGGCAGAGACTGACGTGTTTAAGCGTGAAATACCGGACGTACGTGCGGCGTTCCACATCCTTAACTATCAGAAGTTTTACAAGGCCACAATCAGCAACGACCAGCTTAGACAGGCATTCCTTTCATGGCAGGGAATCACAGACCTGATTGCGAAGATTGTTGATAGCATGTATACAGGTGCAAACTATGACGAGTTTCTGACCATGAAATACATGCTTGCCCGTAACATTTTACAGGGTCGTATGAATGTGACAGAGATTGCCCCTGTAACCGCTGAGAATGCAAAGACCATCATTTCAACCATTAAGGGTGTGAGCAACGTTTGGGAGTTCCCGTCCACAAAATACAACCTGTCAGGTGTTACCACACAGACAGAAAAGCGTGACCAGATTCTGCTGATTAATGCCAAGTTTGACGCACTCATGGACGTGGAAGTACTTGCCGCCGTATTCAACATGGAGAAAGCAGAGTTCATGGGTAACCGTGTCCTGGTTGACAGTTTCGGTTCGCTTGATACAGCAAGGCTAGGAATCCTATTCAAGGATGACCCCAACTTCGTGCCGATTAGCCAGGCTGAGTTACAGGCCCTTGACGCTATCCCGGTGGTTATGGTTGACAGAGATTGGTTCATGATTTTTGACAACTTATACAACTTCACGGAAAACTACAACGGACAGGGACTGTATTGGAACTTCTTCTATCACACCTGGAAAACGTTCAGCGTTTCACCGTTTGCTAACAATACCATTTACGTGGGAGGTGCACCAACAGTAACCAGCGTGACTGTTTCACCTGCAACCGCTACAGTGGTGAAAGGACAGACCATCAAACTTTCGGCAAATGTAGTTACCACCAACTTCGCACCCAAGTCCGTTGTATGGTCACTGACAGGGGATACGTCAGCAGACACCCATATTGATATCTACGGCAATCTGTATGTGGCAGAAGATGAGACAGGAACAACCCTTACGGTTACAGCAACATCTACATTTGACAGCAATAAGACTGAAACGGCAACCATCACAGTATCTGCGTAATAATATTCGTCCCCGGGAAACCGGGGACTTGGAGGTACAACAATGTATGTAGCACCTAATAGTAATGTCAGGATATTGAAGAACGTACCTCTTGACAATACGTACAGGAACACAATATATTTTAACACAGCATCAGCTCAGGCGGCTTACTTTAGCACACTTGCTAAGTTTAACAATCCAGCCTTGTCATATGTTAATCTTAATGAGCCAATCATGATTGGTATAAACGCAGAACAATTGTATGACTGCAACTACATGATGTTCCAGAATGCATCGTTTGGAACTAAGTGGTTTTATGCATTCATCACATCTGTTAAGTATATCAACAATGAAACCTCAGAAATCACGATGGAAATTGACGTTATGCAGACATGGTTCTTTGACTATACTGTTAATCCGTCATTTGTGGTTAGGGAACACTCACTCACAGACGCTATAGGCGAGAACCTTGTTCCAGAGGATTTAGAGTTGGGCGAGTACATCTACGATACTGCATATCGTACGGATTACATGGACGACTATTCTGTGGTGGTAGCCGCAACCGTTGATAGTACAGGTCAGCCTGGAACAAGCACAGGAGGATATGGAAATATCTATTCTGGTTGTTGGTTACATGTGTTTGACACGTTTCCAGCAGTAGCGGCATTCCTTGACAATTTAGTTAATGATAACAAGGCAGACGCAGTTGTATCAATTTTCATGATGCCGTCAAGCTTCACAACCAGCATGGGTTATCCGGCTAAACACTACGCGGTGGAACGCGATAAACAGCGCGGCACAATCGATGGATATGTGCCAAAGAACAACAAGTTATTTACCTACCCATATTGCTTCTTATATGTAACGAATCTTATGGGTAATAGTGCGACATACAAGTATGAGTATTTTAACTCAGCTAACTGTGTGTTTGACTTTGCCATGGATATGTCCCCTAACCCAACCGGGATGCTTACCCCATTAGGTTATAAAAATGTTGGGGCTAACTATAACGAGGCAATGACAATTAGTGGTTTTCCTCAGTGTTCATTCACCACTGACACATACCGTGCATGGCTTGCACAGAACGGTTCCAGCATGACCATTGACATGTTGGGTAGTGCCATGGCGGCTTCGGTTGGTGCACTTGCAGGTGGCCCTATCGGTGCGATTGGTGCAGTAGGTGGATTTACCAATGTGGCTAAAACGCTAGCACGTGTTAACGCTATATCTGCACAGCCGCCACAGTCACACGGTTCTCAGTCCAACACCGCACAGGTTGCCTTTTCAATTAAGGATTTCTGGTTCCTAAACTACCATGTTCGTGCAGAGTTTGCCAAAATCATAGATGATTACTTTAATACCTATGGTTACGCAACCCATAGAGTTAAGGTTCCAAACCGTAGCCAACGCCCCCACTGGAATTATGTTAAGACACAAAATTCCAACCTCACAGGGAGTGTTCCGGCAGAAGATATGGCAACACTCAGGGGCATATATGATAACGGGATTACCTTCTGGAAGAACGGTTCAGAAGTCGGCAATTACGGATTGGATAATAGGGTAGGAGGTGGTGCGTGATGGCAAAAGGACGGAATAACGTAAACGGGCCTAAGGGGGATAGGGAGTTTTGGAACGCCAAGAAATGCAATGACTGGACGTTCATACAGTACTACAACAGGCTGGTTGACCTGTGTATATCTCAGTTTGAATGGATAAACCTTCCACCAACATGCGACCGGCGTTTCCTGGAACTTACACTGATGGCAGACGGCATGGCTGTGTTCTTTAGGGATGAAATCATGGGTTATCTGGCGTTGCAGTGCATGATATCCGGTCCGCTCGATGTATACAGGATACCTATTTTGCGTAGGGCCTATGCTAGCAACGGATATCAGATGCCTTTAGATAATCTTAACAGTGTGCTTATATTTAACAACTCTCTTCGCACTAACAGTCAGCTAGATATTGAGATGTACGCTTGGCGGTTATACGAAGTGCAAAGAGCAATCGATATAAACATCAAATTACAGAAAACACCCAAGATTATTAAATGCTCAGAAAACCAGAGATTAACTATTATCAACCTGTTTAAACAGTATGATGGCAACTATCCATTCATATTTGGAGACAAGACCCTAGACTTGAAGGGGTTGGAATCCCTTGACATAGCCGCGCCTTATGTGGCAGACAAGTTGATGGTAATTAAACAGCAGATATGGGACGAAGCAATGACATACCTGGGTATTGCTAACACTAACACCTCAAAGCGTGAAAGGCTTAATACTTCTGAAATTTCAGTGGGTATGGGAGACGTTGAAGCACAGCGTTATACAAGGTTGATGGAACGCGAAGTGGCTTGCGAAAGGATTAATGACATGTTTGGCCTTAAGCTGGAAGTTAGGTATAAGCAGATTATCCCTAGAATGGAGGAAGAAGGACAGGAAGATGTTGACATAGAGGTCGAAGATGAGGGGGTGGAAGAATGAGCGTATATACAACACAGGTAAGGTTCATATGCGAAGCAGAAGCCGGTTTGAAGAAAAGCGTAGGATATGACAACGTTAACACAGTCATTCAGAATGCCATTCCTAAAATATTCAATTTTTCGTGGCCTATATTTGACGAAAGTTACAGGAATGTGTTGGAGACTAAAATCCTTAAGCATTATTATACTAGGGAGATTGGGCTGGAAACATATGGCTTATGGAAGCTGAAACTTGATACTAAGCTAAACGAAATAATGCCCTACTATAATCAGTTATACAAGAGCGCACTGTTAGAGTTTAACCCGTTCTACGATGTGGACTTGACAAGAAACCACACAGGTAAGAAAACAGGCACGGAAGCTTTGAAAGGTAACGTTGCTACGGATGGTCAGGTTCTGGTTGACAACCACAGCAATGTTAACACTACAGATAACACCACAGTTGACAATACGACAACATCAGAAAACATCGATAAGTATTCGGCTACTCCGCAGGGTGCGATTGAGGACTTAAGAAATGACAAGTACCTGACAAACGCACGAATGATTAATGATAGCAACAAGAGCAATGGGACAACAAACGGAAAGACAGACACTAGCACGGACAGCACAACGGACACGACAACTAATACGACTACTACCACAACAAATAACACCACCATAAACAATACAGAGGATTACTTGGAAACTGTTAAAGGTAAGCAAGGCACGCAGAGTTATGCGGGATTGCTGTTAGAATTTAGGGAAACTTTCCTCAATATTGATATGATGGTAATCGACGACCTGAGTGAATTGTTTATGAATATATGGACAGGAGGATATCCATTTTGACGACTACGACTACAAATTTTAAAAGCATTCAGTTGCTCAGACAGTGGTGTATGATGACACTTCCAACGGTGTTTAATGATGCGCTTAGTTACAACGAACAAGTATGTAAGCTGACCGAAGCTATCAACGAAATGGCTACAGCCATTAACGGTCTGCCTGATTACATTATTGAGTTGGTGAAAGAACTTCTTGACCAGATGAACTTAGAAGAGATTGTGAAACAGGTACTTGCTGACTACTTTTTCATTAACGTTAAAAATCCTCCTGCACCATTGGTTGGCGCAAAAGGGGATGGAATTGCCAATGATACAGCCGCTATCCAGGCTATGATTGATTACGTGGCTGGAAAGAAAACCTATCTGTTTTTCCCGCCCGGCATTTACAGCGTGAATCAGTTGGTCATGAAAACCGGGGTTGGCCTGATTGGCGAAGATAGGTATAGGACTATCATTAATCTTGAAGCCGGTAGTAATGTTGACTTGCTGGGTGGTGACATGGGAGACTGTACGATTGCTAATATTATGCTTAACGCTAATATGCAAGCACAGTCACAAAATGTTAGTTGTATTAAAGCAACTGCAACAGATATTTTATTAACTAACCTTATTCTAAAAAACGGATATGATTCTTTAAGTTTAGTATGTAATGGGTATGTTCAAGCTAATTCCATTGTGTTTGACGGCATTCAAAATGACGCTATATCTTTAAGCGACAACGGGGTTTGTGATTTTGATAATATTGTTTTTACAAGAATATCACCGTTGAATGGTAGAACACTTGTATATGTTCAGGGCAATAACAAACATTTAACAAATTTGTTGTGTAATGATAATTGTGTTAATGGTGTTATCGTTAATGGAAATAATAACCGATTAAGGGGAGTTATTACAGCGGCTACCAATACCGTTAATAATACTGGTGACAATCTTATTAACATTTTTACAGGCAAGGTTGAATACAATCAAACCGGTGAAGTTGTAACTACAGCTACTTCTATAAGAGAAACTTTAACGGGTGATAAGTCTGTTAATTCTGCTAACAGCACCGAAACTGTATTAGGCGATAAGTCATTAAATGCAGGAGATTCAGCCGAAACATTAACAGGTAATAAAACAGTTTCTATTGGTGAAGATTTAACACAATCAATTACAGGAAATTACAACGAAAATGTAGGTATGAATAAATCAGAAACTATTTTAGGAAATAAAACAGTTAAAGCAGATTTAATTTATTTAGACCCTACACAGCCGTTAAAATATGCTAATGTTAAGGTTCTTAACTCTTACTTTAATTATATTGATATGCAAGATGAGAACGGAAACCCGTATAAAGTTTTAGTGGCGGGAGAAGGCACAAATTCTTTAAGCAATGCAAGAGCGCAAAATATTACAGCCTGTAGAATTGGAAGAATTTTAACGACTGATAATAACCATACGGCAGACGCAGGTGCAACGCTTAACTATTCTTATGCACAAGGCTCATTTGTTTTTGAAGATAAGGGCAGAATTTTAATCGCTTTTATTCCTTTTAATACCGCAGATGTTCAGCTTAACAATAATTTAATGTTAAGAGAATACAGCATTATTGATGGAACTTTAATTAGGGAAAAAGTTGTGCCAAGCGGAGGACACGGTAACGGTATCGGTTATAATCCTGAAACCGACACTGTTTATATTGTTCAAACTTTTATGTGGCAGAGTAAAGGAGTGAGCAAGGGTTCTAAATTTATATTAGAATTAGATTATGCAACGTTAAGCGTTCAAAAGACATATGAAATTCAAACAGATTTTGTTGATGGATTAACGTTTATTTCATATGATACCGTAACGGGTAAGTTGTGGACAGGAACATCTTATTATATCTTTGAAATTGACCCAATAACACACGCCGTTTTACAAACCGTTCCTATTAAATATCCGCCGTCACTTGCTAAGGGGTTTACTTCTCAAAGCGCGTATATTCATAACGGTATTATGTATGCTGTTATTAGTAAACCTGAAATGCTAATAATGCACGATACAAACGGAAACTATGTTGCAATGTATAATATGCCTTATTGGGTTGGAGGAATATTCGCATGGGGTGAAAACGAAAGTTTAACTATGTTAAAAGATGGAACATTATATATAACCACGTGCGGAGAAGCTGGAGTAGGTAGCGAAAATGAAATGATACAAATTTTTGCCGTTAATCCTGAACAAACACAGGCATATTATCAGCCTTATTATGGTAACTGGAATTTTTATTCACAGTTATATGTTGATTCAAATTCCACAGGATTTAATCCTGACGGTACACAGGCTAACCCTTTCAAAATTTCAGCAGAAGCCGTACAGGTTTTACACAGTCCTGAATATTGGAAACAGAACATAGTTATTAACTTTGTTAAAGGCTCATATGACGCATTAAGGTTATATGATATTGACAACAAAGACTTTCAATGTAATGGCTCTACGTTCTCAATGGTTGGCGCTTCACGTTGTAATAACCTTTACTTTAACAACCTTATCATTGACAAAACTAATTTTAATCTTCCTGAGGCTATTTCTATATTAAGAGTTGAGGGGGCAAGGTTTAATGCGTGCTATCTTAAAGCAAGTGAAGCAATAAATAAGATTTCTACAAGCGTTATTCATTTAGAATTAAGTGCCGTCACGTGGGTTGGAGGTCTTAATCCTACAGACATTAGTTTAATCAATATAGAAACTTATACAGATAATAAGCTGTTTAATTTAATTAACAGTTCATGGGTTTGTGAGTACAGATTTAGAAACATGAATTTTAGTTATAACAAACTTATTCCAACAAGCTATGTTCTTTGTTCTACACCTATTGAGGTAGGCACATCGAAACCGCTTAATAGCGCAATAACAGCAGGTAAAATTAACGCCGCTACTTTAAGAAGTAACTTTAGATTTATAAATTTCTATATTGAAACGAATCCATCAAGAAGTGAAAAGTTCACATTTTATAGAGTTAACAGTGCAAGTGCTAATTATTATATCAGATATTATAATTTACCTGATAACCCAGCATTGGGGGGTATTGTTGGACAGTTTCACGAATTACTTGTTAGGGTTACGGACACTGATGTTACTTTACTTTCGGATAACTTAATTAACTTAACAGCGGCAACGACAACGGGGGCAGTGACGGCTAGTGTAACTACAGGAACAAGCCGGGTAATGCTTGTTGAAATTTCAGATAATTAAGGAGGAATTAAAATGGCTGATATGTATGATAACTATAGGCTGATTGAAGCGGCTAAGGTTAGAAGTGTGGAAAGGATTGAGGATGGCATTCAGTTAACACCTGAGGATGTTGTAGTGAAGATTGAGAGGAATAACGGGGCTGAGGATTACTATGCAGGGTTTAGTGATTATCACGGACCGAGGTAGGTTAGTTAAGGAGGGGCGATTGCCCTTCCTTTTCTTTAAGATAAATTGTAAGCACTTACAATGTGCGGTGTTTTTTAGTTAAGGTTAGCGAGGTGATTGGGGGAAATGGTAACAGACGAAAAAAATAAAGGGG